AACTCCGCTTTAGGGGGAATGGCAATACAAATCGGTAGGGTTACACTAACACCAAAACCCAATGTACCCACCAAGGAGAAGGTAACGTTCCCAAAACCATTCAAAAGTCAGCCTGGCGTTGTACTCACTCCAATAACATCGGTACCTGGTACTTTTATACTAGGGTGTGGTACGAGTAATAATACATTAAATGGATTTGATGCTTATGTCACAAGGAAAGATGATATAGAGACTATCTTGGTCTGGATCGCAATAGGGCAAATGTAACCAATACTCTATACAGGCCCGATAGCGGTCCAAGCAATTACAGTCTCTGTGGTTTCCGTTCTCGTTAAAATAACATCACATCCATCACTGGTGTTATTTAATGTACCTACGCCAAGCACCTTTTGACCTGGTACTCCTGAAACAGGGGTCAACAAGACTATCGCCTGCCCTTTAAAGGGTTTTGGAAAAGTCAAATGCTTTGTAGTAGGCGTATTTGCTTTAGGTGTAATGCTTATTCTTCCTACCTGGATTCCCATTTCCCCTAAAGCGGAGTTTAGTACATTTTCTACCGTGGTTTCTGTGCCGTCGCTCTTTTTGTGCTTTACCTGGGTACTATCTGTCTCAAAATGATAAGTGTCCCAATCCGTCCCATTGTTAATCTTAAACTGTGATTTTTTTGTTGTAGCCATATTCTATTCTCCTTTCAGACTTTGATCCACACTTCGCCCTTTGCTGGGCTGCTCGGTGCGGCAGTTGCTGCAGTTATCTTCGTTCCGTTACCATCTGTGATTTTTTGGTCTACCTGGGCCTTTGTGTATGTTCCAACGTCTGCAGCGGTCGGCTTATCACCAGCATGGTAGACCTTATATCCATTGTAGGTGAACTCCTTGCCAAATATCCTCATAGCCGCCTCCTATCCGGTCACCGTAACCCTGTACTTCCCTGCCGCAGGAGCTGTCGCGAACAGTAGTGTCACCACATTAACACCTGTCACCTGTATGTCGCACAATACGACATTATAGGGGCTTGCCTTCTCACGTACAGTAACAGTCACATCCTGGGTATTCAGATTGTGCGTGATAGCTGCTGAAGCGCTGGCCGGCACATCCGCACTGTACTTCTTCGGCCTGGCATTCCAAGCTGCTTTTTCCGTATCAGTTGTGAACCGATGTGTGGCATCCTGTGTTATCATACTGGCTGCATGGGTAGACGGGTGTGTGTATACCACCGTCTCAGTCCCATTGATCTTCACGTTTCCATTTGTGGTAGATTTCTCTGTTTTAGTGGCGTCTGTCCTGGCATGGGCGCTCTGACTATGGTCATACGCAATTTTTCCTCTGTCACCGCGATAGGCAGTGGATGCAGTTTCACCAAGGGCTATCGTATCGGAAATGACTACATATGCTGTGCCTGACCACCGGTATGTCTTGTTTGAGGGAATATCCACATATATTTTTCCGGTCTCCCCGGCAATTTCAGTGGTGTGCGCAGCCTCTTTATAAAACTTGCTGCTATAGTAATACCCTTCCAGAACGTCATCCACAAAGGACGGTAACTGTGCCGCCGGAACCTTTCCTGCACTGTCCAGTTCCGCCAGGCCATTGGCCGCACCTTTCAGTGAGGTGTTAAGCTTCAAGTTCAAAGCGGCCTGCTGTGCTGAAGAAACAGGCTTATTTGCATCCGATGTATTGTCCACGCTCCCCAGACCTACCTGGGCTTTCGTGACGCCGTGTGGATTTGATTTGTTTGCGATATGTGCTATCAGGTCCGTGACTGCCTTAGATATCTTACCAAATGCTACAGACAGCTTTTCTCCAGATGTCAGTTTTGCAAGGGCCGTAGCCTCAGTAAACGTAGGCGTTTGGTCATTGGTGGCAACGTTGGGCACATTTCCCAGACCAACATCAGATTTTGTGGTCCCGTGCGGGTTCGTTCCACTGCCAGGATGAACATATTTATTTGCGCCCTCTGCGATACCATCCAGTTTCTTTTTATCGGCTGCTGATTCCAGACCAGCAGCCGACTGTGTTGCAACTGGTAAAGGATCTGCCCCTCCAGATAAATGCTCCGAAGCATGCACCGGATACGGCTCTACATTTATCAGCTCCACGTATTCTGCAAGGACCGTATCACCTAATGACACACCCGTTTTAAGAGTAAATACTGTCTGGGATGTCTCAGTCACGATCTCATTGCTGACTTTAGCTCCATTCAAAAAGACAGCTAAGGCCCCTATTCCTGGGCGATATTTCCCACCGGTCAGGGTAAAAGCTGTCTGTCCTGCTGTCGCTGTGAACCGCTGCTGTTTTACGATGTAACTCGTAGGGTCATCATTCGCGTTTAGTGTTCCATCCGCCGCGATGCTCAGATTGTCCCCCACCTTGATACCACCTAATATCGTAGCGCTTGCCACAGGTGGCGTAAAAGTAGATGGTTTCCCGCTTACACCCGGCCAGGTAACACTGTCAGCAACAGCAGCACTTTTGGCTTTGGCATTGATCCCAAGATATACACTGTCGTGGTTATGTGCTGCCGGTGGGAACGTGGATGGTTTTTCAGTCACATTCACCCACGCGATCGTATCCTGCCCGCCAACCTGCAGCCAGGCATTGGCGGCGTTATCAAGCCAGATCTTTTTTGTATCCGTAGCGATGTATAATGCTTTGCTGCCGGAGGCTGTACCTTTATCAGCATCCGGCCCAACGGTTATCTTTGTGGGTGTAAATCCCAGCTTCTCCGCTATCTTTGCTTTTGTAAGCTCATTCAGTATCGTGGCCGCTGATTTATTTTCTACATTCCCCAAGCCAAGGTCCGCTTTTGTAGTCCCGTGTGGGTTTGTCCCACTGCCTGGATGGGTATAGACCACAGTCTCAGCACCATTGATCTTCACATTACCGTTAGTGGTTGACTTTTCAACCTTTGTTGCCCCTGTGGCAATACCATCAAGTTTTGTTTTCAAGGCTGACGTAAATATTTCACCCGTATAAGCATAAATGATATTCTTCCATGCCCCATTAACATACACATATACAACATGGTCTGTCGTATTGCAGTATATCTGCCCCTCTACAGGACTGGTTGGAGCGGTTGCAAGATTCTGTATCCGTGCATTCTGCAGCTCATTCTTGTTTAAATTTAGGTTTGTTAATAAATCCATGCTCTCCTCCTAATTTAGGTATGCAGTACCAGCAAATCCGGCCGTGAAGCTCACCGTCAGATTATTGCGGTCTATATACCGGATATCTCCCATGACCACGGAACCGGCGCTATCCACGATATCCACACTGGGAAACTTATTAAGGCTATGGGTGATCTGCCACACTGCCTGCGCCTGCATTTGCGTGTGCACATAGGTGATGCTCATACCGTCTTTTCCGTCCTGCCCATCTTTTCCGGCAGGCCCCTGAAGGTTTGTATACTTATAAGCACCTTCATCCTCTCGTTTAATCCCCAGTTTTGTGCCATCCCAGCGGTATTGTATGCTGTATCCCTGCGGCCCCTGTTTTCCCTCTGGTCCTGGTGTATTCTCGTTTCTTGCTGTATCCCCGCTGACTGCATTGACCTTCTCAATAATAGTCTTCGTTGCAGTGCCGAATGTCGGCTCCACAACATATCCGTCCGAATCGAGTGTTTCCATCACCTCCGTGATACGCTCATGGAGGAGCAGGGACCATTCTGCATCTTTCGTTGTGATCACATCCCCCAGATCCCACTTTCTTTGATACAGTGAAGCATCAGCTTCACAGGTATAGGAGGCAATCTTTTCGCATTCAGCCAGCTTTACTTTCCCTCGGTCCGGGAGATTCGCTTCATCCTCCACGTCCCTTGCATCTACAAACAGCTCATACCGGTCAAGCCCTGTCTTTTCGCTGCCGATCACCTTTATCACCCGGTTTACTCCGTCCCCCTGCCCACCAGTATAAGCACAGTTTTTGTATTCGCTACTGTCGCGGATATATTCCCGGTTTTGTATATTGTCATAATTGACATTAAATATCATCGGTGGTCTATCAGATTGGTTTACGGACCTGTCTATACCTTCCAGGACCTCAAACACGAACTGCTTATTCACCGGATCCAAGGATATGCAGACACCCATACCAGATGCACTGCATAACTCCTCCAGGCAGTCAGTGAGCACGTCGTACCTTGTCTGATAGGTCAGCCGGTCACCCCTGCCAGCACTCTGCTTTATTACAAGTTTGGGGATCTTCCTCTTGCTGTCCGTAGGGGAGACTGCATTTGTGTTTACAAGAGCTGTCATAATATCTTCGGCTGCAGACTTGCTAAACTCATGATGTGCCTTTCCTTTTGGAGGAACTGTAATCCGTTGTGTCAACATATGGAGTAGGGAAAAGCCCTTCAGTTCCACGGAACTGCCTTCTTCATCATCCACACCGATGTACTTTATGATTCCGGACTTTCTCCTGTCATTGTCCAGCATGATAATGTTCCCATCCCGGAAGAGCTTGTCATACATCACAGAGGAATGGATCTCGAAGTCCCCATAGCTTTTCCACTTGCTCACGTGGATCAGGGCCGTGTAGTCCGTAATCTCCCCGATAAAATTGATATCCGGATCAAAGAACCGGATATTTATCCGTTTATCCATATGGCTCCTGTCACCGCCCCTCCAGGCTCTGTAGCCTGTGCAAAAATGTTACGCCAGCCAGTGCCTTGCACATTTTTAAACCACGCCTGGAACTGCCGGTCATACTCTTCCACCATCTCTTTGTATCCGGCCAAATTCTTCGGCCGTATCTCGCCGCATACTGCTGTATTAAATCTCTCGTCAGTTATGGTTATCTGACCGGTCACAGGGACATCAATGCGATACAGGGATAGTTCATATCGTGATGCATCTCTTGTGAGTGCCGGCACTGTGGGTGTACTGCCGGCAGTACCTGCTTTGAGCACGGCCTGTATTGTTTTACTCTCATAATCAAGACGCAGAACAAGACGATAAATCACCTTATAACTGCTGTTACGGGTAAGCGGGATACTCTTATTACTGTCATTGTAGTAAAAAAAACCCTGCATAATAGCAAAACCGGGCGTTAAAATCACCGATTCGCCGCTTAGTGAGGCAGACAAAGTAAGGCTGCCGTTACTCCCTCTACTCAAGCCATCCTCATATATATTTTTGAAATACCGGTTGAACTCGTCCTGTCCGTACTCGTTATCTCCATTAAAAAAACCATAGCTTTCCATGTATTCCTCCTATACTCCCAGGTACCTTTTCTTATACCGGATGATGACACTCTGCGGATTCAGGTCGTTCTGGGTGCTGTATTCCAGCAGGTTATCCCCCAACCGCAGGGAAAAGAAGGTCGAGCCCAGGTCTATATAATCAAAGGCGTCCTCCCTGACACCGTTTCTTTCGATCTCCACAGTCTTGTTACGGAACGCGGTGTTGATGAACAGGGTATCATCACTGGTAAGTGTCCTGTTCACCTGTACATATTCCCCTGTAGTCAGGTTTGACACCCTGGGATTTTCTGCAGGGCCGTGGAACTCAACCTCTATAGGCGTCTCCACATGGCCGTCATTCACGATGTTCACTTCCGGATCTCCCCGGCGTTTCATATGAAAGGGCAGCTTAAATTTCCACTTCCACCCGTCCACCCACGTGCTGATTGCCTCCATAAGGTGATACGGCGTCTGAAAATCCGGATCCACACAGATAAGTTCTAAGAGACAGGAGATTGGCTCAAAAATATTCTGGTTCCCGAATCTCAGTTTCTGCACCTCGTACTCTATTGATCGCTCTGTCCCCATAAAATCAACTGTCAGGTCCCCGCTGCTGTATGGCGAAAAGAACCCTATCAGCCGCTGTCTCGTTTCCGGTATATCATCGTACCTAAGATATTCAAATTCAATGGATATCGGACGCTTGAGGATCTTCATCCGCTTTTTCCGCTCACCCGCATATCCAACATTCTCCTCTGTCAGCAGGTCATAATCCGTTGATTCTATTCCTTCATAGGCCACAACAGAAAAAGAGGAATCGTCCAGGACGAGTTCCTCTTCTCCTTTCCGGAATTTAAATATTATCTTTTCCATTATCCAAATGCCAGCTCCCTTCCTACTCTCCGCAGTTCTCTCGCTGTTTCTACCGGGGATTTGACCGGCTGGTATATATTTACTGTCTGCTCTACTTTCGATGGCTCCTGCAGCTCCGGTGCGGTTACAGAGGTCATGTATTTTTGTGCCAGGTGGTTGCCAGCGATCCTGTTCAGGTTGCTGTCAAAGTCACCCCGCATCTTGGCCAACATTGCACTGGGGTCAAACGTCAATTTATCAGATAACCGGTCAACGGCTTTTTCAACGCCCTTCGTATTCTCCCGTATCCCAACTTCAAGGCCTTTGTCATACCAACGGCCTATTGCGCGCATCACTCTGGACGGAGATGCTACTTTAAGGTTTCGCTGTGCGGCTGCTACCGCTTGATTTGCGACGTCTGCCGCCGCTGCGGCAACTCCGCCACCACCGGCTCTGATACCAGACGCAAAGCCTGCAGAGAATTGGACACCTATATCGTATCCACTGCCAGAATAGCCGCTTAGGCTGCTTAATGCACTGCTTCCCACCGCCCTGGCAGATGCGGATGCAGAACTGCTACCGGAATTGATACCAGAAGAAAATGAACTTGCAAACTGTGAACCCTGTGTCTTTCCTGCAGTGGACAGATTACACTCACTCAGCCCTCGTATACTGCTGGTCCCCAACGCTCTTGCAGCACTTACTGCTGACGATGTAAGCCCACGAATCCCGGCACAAAACATATTAACGGCAGATCGGGCCTGGGACTGGAAATTGCTGCCCAAATTCACACCCTTCAAAGCAGATGCAGACGAGCGCCCTAGATTTGATGTTGCTGATGATATAGTCCCCTGACTCCCTTGAATGGTACTATTCAGGGTATTTGTTGCGATAGTGGCTGTACCCAGGAATCCCGCAACGATACCCGAATTCTGTAGACCCGTTCCCGCAGCATTGCCTACGGCCGCTGCCGCACCACTGGCCTGGCCTGCTCCTGATAGCATACCATTTGCAAAATTGAATGATGCGCCATTTGCCTGTCCCGCAAATACGCCAGGCATGTTTGAGGCTGTAAGCCCGGCAATTGTTGAATAGCCAAAATTTGCACCGTAGGTACCTGCCTGTGCTGCCCCATTCATGAGAGTAAGATTTGCCGTATCTGTAGCCGCCTGCGCATTTGTGCCAAATACTGTAGGCATATTAGCTGAAGCAATACCCGCATTCGCCGCCGAACCTATGCTTGCAGAAGTTAACTGAACAGTGTCTTTCAGGCCATTTATTGCATCTATAAGAGCTTGCACCGCATTTGTACCTGTTTCAGAAGCTTCCGTTGTTGTATCGACTGAACTGGCTCCATTGTTCACCTCTTCGGTCACTTCAGTCATTGCTGCATTTACTGGCTCTTTTCCAGCGTCAGCTGATTCTGTCATTGCTTCTATAGATTCTTCAGTTTTTTCTGCAGGGACCGTAGTTGTGTCAACCCCGGATGCACCTTCTGGAATTTCTTCCATCAGGTCTGCACCAGCTTCATTTACCTCCGATTTGCCCTCGTTGATAGTTTGCACAGTTTCTTCAACAATTTCTTCAGCCTTTTCTCCTGCCGATTCCTTTGCCGTCTGGCCACCATCTAAGATTTTACCGGAAAGAATGTCCATCATGTCTTTTCCAGTACCTTCCAATGCTCCACTATCAACCAGGTATCCGCGGAAAGCGTCTAAAATTTCTTCAGATGTCATAACAGATGCATCTTTAAAGGCCGGGATTTCTCCACTCATCCCTTCCAGCATCTCTCCCATTGAGCGCTGCATCTGCTCTTTTCCTTCGCCGCCAAGTTCACCAACTGCCAATAAAGCTTGTAAAATAGAAGATCTCAAGCTCTTTGGTATTTCACCACCGGATTCTTCTATCTGCATAATAGCAAGATGAAATCCCTCAGTCATGGTAGTATAGTCTGTAGAACCGAGTGCCTGTTGAATGACTTCCTGGCTTACGGCTACTCCATCGGCTGCATTTCTTGCTTCTACAGGGATTTGAGAATACATATTCAGAGCTTCTTGTACACTTTCCGGTGTACCTTCCGCCAGCTTATTCATGACTGCATCTAACCCCTGTATCTCTGTGCCAGCATCGACTGCAGCTTTACTTGCTTCGGATAATTTTTCCCTGGTATTCTCTAAATTTGTCTGTGCTTTTTCAAAAGCCTCTTCGTCATGAGACTCGGTATATTCCTTAACCGCCTTTGAATACGCTTCTAATGCTTCATTATACCTTTTCTGAGCCTCATTCAGTTCTCCTTGTGCTTCCCCCTGTTTTTGTAGTGCTTCTGTGTACTGGCTAGATGTTGCCTCCTGCAAAGATTTCTGTTTAAGATTACGAACATATTCATCTATGGAGCTGTTTATATCTTTTAGAGATTGCTGAACCCCTTCATTATTCTGTATAAACCCTTCTGCTGTCAGTTCATAACCGGTCCCCATTGCATCATTTAATTGCCCCAAGATATAGCTTGCCATATCTTCGCAGCCTTCTCTTACATGACCGGTTTCATCAAAAGCCTCTTCAAGTTTTCCTCTCCATTTTTCAATGGGAGCACTTGACGCTTCTATAGATGAGCTGGTATTTGACATGGAGTCTTTTAAAGTATCTAAGTCATTCTGTGTCTTTTCAATGGAAGCTCCCAGTTCATCCATTTTTCTATTAAAAGCGTCTTGTTGTTCATCAGCCCTACCAGAAGTGACTATATAAGAAGCCAAACCACCTACAAGAAGAGCTATGGCACCTGCTATAAGTGTTGCCGGATTTGCGGCCATAATAGCATTTAGTGCGGCCGTTGCAATCTCCGCGCCTTTCATATTTCCTGTCAACTCTTTTACTACACCCACTATAGACGATATAGGTCCAGATACAGATTTAAAAGTCTTAAATGCAGTCACGACACTGACAACTTTCGGAATCACCGTATCCATGTTACCTCCGAGTGCGTTAAACAGTGCTCCTATTGGATTGAGAACTGACTGCGCAATGCTCATAAGGTTCTGTGTACCTGCCTTAAAGGTCCGCACTAGGGAACCCAGCGCTTTCTGTGCGGGTTCCTGCATTTCATTAGGCAGGAGTTTCACCAACCCGTCACACAATGATTTTATTATATCATTTGCAGCAACTTTTAATTGTTCTTTATTATTCCCTATCCCCTTTATAAAGGATTTTACGACGGATACAGACGCATCTATCATTTTGGGTGCAGACTGTGCCACCTTTGATGCAAGCCCGGCGAGAATACCTCCAGCCTCTTCTACAGCCGCCTCAAATCCTCCCTGCTTAAAGGCATCCGTCAGCCTGTTGACGTCCTCTATTGCACAATCAGCAGCATTTTTAAGCGGCTCCTGCATACCCTCATAAACCTCAAGCCCCAAGCCTTCCAGCGATGATTTAAGGATTGTAATACTCCCCTGCAGATTATCCAGCATAGTCTCTGCCATACGCCCAGATGCACCATCACAGTTTTCAATGGCATTTTGAAGCTTTTTATACTCTTCAGGAGACGCGCCAACAATAGCCAACAGCCCGGACATGGCCTCCTGGCCGCCTAAAGCTGCTGCTGCCGCGGCCTTCTCATCATCACTCAAACCGGAAAATCCCTCTCGTAATTCCTGCATAATGGTATCCAGGGACTTCATATTCCCCTCCGAATCCGTAAGGGAAATACCCAAGGTATCCATTGCCCCCTGCACTTCCTTTGTAGGCTTGGCGAGTCTAGTTATGATACCTCTCAGGGATACACCAGCCTGGCTAGCCTTAATACCCTTGTTTGCCATCAGGCCTATCGCCAGGGCAGTATCCTCTGCAGAATATCCCATAGCTCCGGCCACAGATGCAGTATGCTTAAATGTCTCGCCCATCATAGCAGCATTAGTATCCGCATTACTAGAAGCAGCCGCAAGGATATCCGCAAAATGGCCACTATCACTGGCTTGCAGACCGAAGGCACTCAAAGCATCTGTCACGATATCCGATGTGGTTGCAAGGTCTTCTCCAGATACTGCGGCGAGGTTCATAATACCTTCAACACCCGACAGCATCTCTTCTGTCTCCCAACCCGCCGCAGCCATATAGTACATTGCTTCTGCCGCCTCAGAGGCGGAGAACTTTGTCTTTCCGCCCATCTCTTTGGCTTTTTCTGACAGCCTTGCAATATCAGAAGCGGCAGCACCCGAAACAGCCACAACTGTGGACATAGCCGCCTCAAAATCGGATCCCACTTTTATTGCAGATCCGCCCGCTGTGGTCAAAGTCCTCCCTATACCCGCTAAAGCCGTAGCAGCCATTGCTGCAGAATGCTTCGCTGCGGAACCAATTTTAGCAAATGCACTTGATACCGCTTCTGCTGCAGTATTACTTTGCTGACTAACAATACTTGTCAGTTTTTTGAAGTCTTTTAGTGCACCGGCATTATCAATACTTGTATCAATTGTAATCTTGCCATCAGCCAATTAATCCACCTGCCTTTTCTGGCTGTTATGTAAACGGGTCCCTTCCTTCCAGGAGTGCCTGTACAATCACTTCGTCCTCTCGTGTACGTTTTTCCTGTATACGAAAATATCTCTGCAGAGCAGTGTAAGCTTTCTTCTGCTCCTTGGATAGATTCTTATTTTTGGTATCAATTGTCCGATATTCTATAACTTTAGATAATCGACACAAAGAAGAAATATCCTCCAACATCCAGTTAAATTTCCACCAATGCAAATATGAAATGTCATATAAATCAATTTTGTATGTCTGGAGGAATGCAGTATAAATCAATGCAGCATCTTTCCTAAAATCCATAGGTATTGCATTATTTAATCCCAACGAAGCCCTTGGCAGCGTGTTTTTCTGTTCACTTTCGCCCCGTTGTACGAACCAGCCAACTGCATCCACAACCATATCCACACTTATGTCTGCTTTTTGCAGTATATCATCACCCAAAAGCATGCTGATCGCCTTTAAAACCATACTTCCGTCATCCTGTCCCCTGATTAGCTCGTCATACCGGAGGATATCCCGAAAATCAGTCTTGATTGCATACAATTCTCCTACAATCTCCACTGATGTGGGGAGATGCTCTGTCAGTTTCAATCTATATCAACAACCTTCCTCTGCACATTCATATCTGCATTTCTTTTGTCGGATTTTTCCTGCACTGCATCCAATGCAGTTACAAGGGCTGCATTAGCTTTATTTTGTTCTTGCATCTGGCGTTTGTATTCCTCTACCAGTTCTCTAAATGCATTTGTGCAAATTTTTAAAGAATCTTTTTTTCCGCATATTTTTTCTCCTACACCGGCACCAAAGATGTCATCATAACAAGTTTTTACGGATTTACAGAGACCTCGATACTGTTCTGGTAATTCCATTTCCGCATTATTCGCGCTGGCTCTTGCTGATACTGCTTTTGTAGCCTCAAGATATTTTTTAAGTGTGTCCGCATCCGTTGCATCAAAGTTCAATTCGTCAAAATTAACGTACATGTTATTTTCCTCCATAAAAAGAGCCAGGGCTATTCAGCCCCAGCCTCTTACTAAACAGTTTTTACACCCATCTTCTTCACGGCCATTTTGGTCGGTGCTGCGGCTGCCGTTATTACCGGAGCACCCATTAATTTCCCGCCGGCGCAGATACTGCCACATCAAACTTTAAGGCAATTGTATCATCCTTTGTAAAGGCTTTTGTTTCAACATCAAAGGTCCCATATTCCCAATCTGTCTTTCCCAAAAGACTACCGGACCCTACCATTGTTCCATCATTATCCGAATTGGAATCCGGAGATATTGTTACTCTCCTTTTTCTTGCCGGATATCCCTTACTTGCCTCTTTCACCATATACAGAGATACAACTACAAGGTCCGTCTCCGCCTCAGAGCCCACTTTCTCCTTCTTGGCTACCGAATCAATCATTTTCACTGCCTTCTCTGACGGAATATTTTCATACTCATATCCGATAGAGTATCCATATCCTGTGATACTCTGAGAAGTTGATTTCTGATTAATGTAACGACTTTCTTTTGTTTTCGTGTCAAAACTTTCATCCGCCTTTGTAACCCCTGTGCCGAACAACTCAAATACATTAGCTCCTGCTGCTCCAACATTGATATACAGGGCTTCCTGGTATCTCTGTACCGCTTCGGTATCTGCAAATCTCTGCAAGTTTAATCTTTCCATATACTTATCCTACCTTTCTTTTTTGATAATATTGTAATTCACACTGTATCTGGTACTGGGCATAGGTTGCCTCAGTATCGTTGATGTATCCATGCGTATTGGCCTTTATGGACCTTACCGTCTGTCCCTCACTTAAAACAGGGAGCTGTTTAGTCCGAGTGCACGCTTCCAGCCAATCCGCAAAATTCTCATAAAACTGACTGGTATCCAGGTTCTCCTCTGCCCCATATATGTTCCTTGAGCACAGATAGAATGTCACTCTGCGTATGCTGTCTCCATTGATGCATCTTTTTACAATCGGGTCAGATGGAATACTTTCAATGCTGTATGACGGCTCTGACTCCAGTTTATCCACATTAACCTGCGGAAACATAGTATCCAGCTCATCTATAGATGGGCAAGTCGCTATAAAATCTCTGATTGATTCAATTACACTCATCTTGTTACCCTGCAATCGCAGAACTGTGCAACACTGTCAACGATTTCCTTTCCTCTGTCACGCCACATTTTAATATGCCACAAGCTTTTTGCCTTGTTTTCGTAGAATTGACGTCTTGCATACAGAGTATTCCAGGATACGCCATTATGATCTACCTTTACGCTATTCTGAAAGTTTCCATTTTGACTTGAAATGTAAGAAAGACATTTATCAGCAATATTCTTCGATAAAAAGAGCTGTGCCTGTCCGTTAACTCCCATCTTACGCTTGCCCAGTATTTTATCAGCAGGGTCTATCCTTAGTACAAATCCTGACTGTCCCATTATCTACAACCTCCAAATCTTATGTGAGGGATTCCACCTTTCCTGTTATCCCCATAGTTGTCCACGCAGCCGTATGGACGGAGTGTTTTCTGCAGGTCACTGATCCCTTTTATTCGCAAATTATGCTCACCTAAAATAAACAAATCTCCCTTGTCCACTGTCCATGCAGTCATTTTCGTATTATATGACAGCTTCATATATTCATCCGGTGGGACATACCCCTCCAGGTATACTTCCGGTATGCGGATTTTATAGACATCTGCATATTTTAACCCGCCACCCTCCTTATCACTTATTATCACCTTATTTTCACAATAATAGTGACAGGAGGATACATGGCCCCAATATTCTACCTTCTTAGTGTCGGGGTTGATTCTCCGATTGTAAATGGTCACCTTTGCATTAATAATCATGAAACACCCCCGGATACAAAAGCGCAGTATCCTCCAAATAAAGACGCGCCTCAGAATAGCATTTCTGGTATAGAGTATCCTCCTCTGTCTGCTCTGTTGGAGTATCCGCATATGTCACGGATTCCCCATCTGTATTGATACCTTTAGCTAAACGACCGCCGGTTGCCTCTCTCATTTTAAAATTCTCTGCTTGTATTTCCGTCACAGCACATATAGCCGCCTTCACAGCTTCCAGGTCATTCGTACATAATTCCATTTCATGGATACGGCCATAAGTCATCTTATTTATTAAAAGTTCTCCTTTCTTGGCAAACCTGTTGAATCTGGCTTCATCCAGTACATCTCCCTTAAAAATTTCTGTATAATACTGATAGTCTACATTTATCCGTAACACACATTCACCTCTATTCCGCCACTGTTAAACTTGTAATACCTGCACCAATGCAGCGATTGTTTAAATCCACCTCAACAACAACTATTTTTTGACCTGCTGCCGCTGTAATATCTGCTGTCCCATTCCATGCAGTATATCCGCTCTTACACTCCTGGCCTGTGTTTGGCAGAGTGGGGTTTGCTGCCACTTTATATTTGTAGCTATTGCCGCTTGACAGCGCCGGCTCTACCGTTATTTTAGTAGAACCGCTCGTGTTACCTGCTACTGAAGTAACCGTCAATCTTGTCAAGCTCCGTGTTTTTTTATCACAGCATAATCTGCATCACCAAGACGGTATCCCGTACAAATCTCCACCTGTGCTAAAGTTCCATTAAAGTTCTCTGAATCTTTCAGCCGTGCCATTGACAACAGGTCAACAATATGCAGACCTCTCCAATCATACATAATGTAATCAACTTTGGTAAGGTCAACTGTCTTCAGTGTACCAGTAAAATCATAGTATTTAGCCTCATTTGCTAAGTCCATCATATTACACTCCACCCACAGCATACCAAGCCAATATCCCATCTGGCCAGTCCTTACAATCTCATCATTGATTACCGGAGTGAACTTATCCCCTGCCTGTTCAAGCATTGTGCTATAGGTCTCGACTGACGCAAGTACCACATTCGCAGATGCTTTCTGCTTACGAACGTACTTCCTGCCGGCAATAATTTTGGAGATTATATTTGTATTTGTAATTGCTTCAGTATCCTCCAACACAGTCCCTTCATTTACCAGGCATGCAAGACCGGACATCTGCCATCCTTCACGGCATACCTGCACAGACTGGGAAAGATGTGCATCTGCCATATCATACGGCACCGCATCTGCCTGAACATTGTAAATTTTTGTAGATTCCTGCTGCAGGTTATTTAAAAGCAGTGGGATCAGGTCATTATCTGCATTTCCGTGCTCGAAATCGGAAGCCGGACTTTTTGGTGCTTTCGCAGCCTTAGCCGCTAATTTGAAAATCTTTACTGCTCCTGCACCTTCCGCATCACCCTGATACTGGTCACTATAAGTCAATCCTGGCTGAAAAACCGCATCAAAATAAAAATTAGGTGCTACAATTGGACTATATTTCTCATTAACGTTATATCCACCATATTCCATATGTCATATCTCCTTTACTACTTATAATATTTGTTTTTATTATACTTCTGTTGTCTGTATGCTTCTTCCGAAGATACTGTCGCCGGTTTGAACGTTCCTGATGTTCCTCTCACCCAAGTACTTTTTTTCAGAGGCACTTCCTTTTGCTCAGCTTCAAAGTCATCCGGATACTGTTTCTTTACCTTCTTCATGTATTCATCCGCACCTACAAAAGTGCCGTCCTTAAACTCAAGATTCTGGGACATAAATTCCGAAAAGATGCTTTTTCTCGCAAGAGGGGACTTGATTTTCTGACTATCTAGGTACTTCTCGGCCGCGAAGCTCCTCTTCTGGGTCTCAATCAGTTGTGTCAACGCCGCTGTGTCAGTATCGTATTTCTGCTTCCACTCATCCGCTGATTTTTTAATGCCCTCTATATCCATACCTTTATAAGATTCAATAGCAGCATTGGCATCTGTAAGCTGTTTTTTATAGCCATCTGCTTCTGTTTTCAGGTTTGCATATTTCTCTTTGCCAACGTAAGCTCCCTCTGACAAGTCAACAAATTTTACGGGGTTTTCTTTCCTACTGTCTGCATCATTCACCTCCGTAATTCTCGCATCTACCTGGGCATAAAGCTCTTCTCCTAATAGTTCCTTTAAATCCATACTCTTCCTTTCCGCCTGCGTTTTTATATCCGGTGTCTTCCGGGGGCTATACAGTTTAAATGACTTGTCGGTCAATTTCCGAGACATTTTAAACGTCTTAACCGGTATTGGACAATAAAAAGCACCCAGGTCTCCCTACGCGCTTATTTTCCATATTTGATTTGCACACCTGGATACTCCCTCTCTATGGCACATATGCCGAGGAAAAAGGAATCAATCAGTATCCTGCCTATCTCTGAAAGGTTATTCCAGATAATGGCTGTATATCCCTGTCGTTCTTCTGCATATACCCCATCAGACGATAGGGCCTCCAAGGATCGTATAAGGTTATATGTGAGAATTGATACCGCAGCACATACGATATCCCGGCCTTGTTTATCATATCCTGCATGGCCGCTGATATCTACTCCGGTACGTCCTATAGTTACTATAATCAAACAACATCACCTCTCCTAAATGGCCCCCAAATAACACTTTCCCATATTAAATGATTCTATTAATATCACAACACATAGTATGTCGTATATGATATTTACCCCGTTTTTATTAACCCTGCTAACCAGATCAGACATAATACTCTCCTAGAGCCTGTTAAATATTTTTCTTATCTAAGGATAGTTTCCCATTTCCTTCGGCTTCATCTATTATATGACCCTGATCCACTTTCAGAAACTGTATCTTTTCAAGTGCCTCTTTTGCCTGCTCCTCAGTCTCTCCAAAACGCTTCATCCTGAATTCTACAGGACCAATGATCCCGGCAGCCAGGTCGGCTCTGAGTTGCTCCAGCTCATACTTTTTATCTACTATCAAGGAATCATCCCAGTCACAGGACACCTCGACTTTGCCGGGCGGTGCAAGATTCCCCCAGTCTATCCAAACCTCTATAGACCTGACAAGTGAGCGGATGGCCTCCTCTGTACTATTCTGGATATCCTTTACCGTGGAATATGACCTCTGTCTGCTCGCCTTGATTTCCTCCGCAGTCTTCTCCACACTCTGCGGATCGGAAAGGGTCCCGTATGCCAAACCACAGTTAAACTCTACCTTCTGAATAATCCGGTTATACCCATTAAAAAAGCTCTGGTCCCGGATATCGGGGGAGTAAACATTGAATAGAGGTTTACCTGTTGCAGGGTCCGTAATCCCATTCCCCATTGGATAATATAAGCGTTCCTGTCCTTTTGGAAGGAGCACATCGCCTTGCCGATTCTTTTTAAAGTATTCATTTGACGCCTGAATTGCTGTCTCTTTCGATTTGTATTCCCATAGTGTTGCCCCGTATACCTCATCCGCATCCTGTATCTGCCTCTCGGATCTAGAATAAACAGCAACACCTAACGGAGAATCCGGGTCTATGTTATTTGCCATAGGGATTTTGAGGTATGAAAACAGTGTACAGTCTGCATTATGAAATTCCTCATATGGAGAAATGTCCGCCCATTCGTCTATATCCTCTAACCTTATCTCCATGCCAAGCTGTACAATTTCATCGGTTTTGATAATAGCCTTTGTGCTCACAAAAGCCCGATTTACTATGATGTATCTCCCCCTCTGTAAGCTATGGTATTCAAGTCTTGTATACAATTTTTTGCCTTTACGTCTGAATTCCGGAAAGATTGCTCCTGTCATTGACCCAGCTGAATCAAATTCTGTTGGATAACAGTTACCAGCTCTAACCACATCCACGGCAACTGTATTTCCAGTGGGGTATGGCTTAAAACAAATTCCCCCTGTAGCGCCGGCAAATTCCACATATTTGCGAAGATTCCCTTTAAATCCCTCAAGCAGCCTATTGATAAACGCTGCCCTTGTACTGCCGCTGACTTCTATCTTTACCTCATTTGTAACAAGGCGGGCGTACTCAGAGCTGATTGCCGCAGGAAGATTTAACCCTCTTACATCCTTACTAAGCCAAGGTGGTTTATTGCGGTACATACGCTGCCAGCGATATATTGCCTCTGCCATCTCCGGGGATACCGCTATGTCTACACCCAAGGCTTTCTTAATGCCTTCGTACTGTATCAATGCTATCACTCTCTTTCTGTCATAGGTAGGAACTCAGCTATCAGGCCCCACATCCCGCACACCAGATACCTTGCAGCATCTGCTGCATGGTCATTAACCTTCAGCACTTCTTCCCTGCCTTTTTCTATACTTTTGGGGTCATACTGGTATAACCCTAATTCTTTGATCAGTAGTTTCTGTCTATTCTGATGAATCAAAATTCTTTGGAAGGAAAAGAACTTCTGTACTCTACTGATCCCCAGCTTCACATCATTGAATGCCGGAATAACATCTATGTGTGGTATGATTCGCCGCACTTCCTCGATAAGGCCTGCTGCGGAAGGGTCAATGAATACCCAGCTCACAACACGATCATATTCTTTCTCCAACTGCTCACAAAAATCTTTTAGCTTCTTTGCATATTCGGACGGGGACTTTTGCCCTTCATCTCTTCCACAGTGGCACCATTCATCCAAACCACATAGAACCTGCCGCCCATAGCTTATGCCAAACGCCTCAAATACAGTTGGATTCTTCTGCCCATAATCGACACCGACACCGATTTCTCCCATTGACCTTTTCTCTTCTTCCAGGAGTCCATCATAAAAATGCAGTTCCGGTCTAACCATGTAATATATCAGGTCATCTACACCGGTGCTTTTGCCAAGCCATACCCAACGATACATCTTGTAGTCAGACTGCTCCAAAACTTTTGCAGCATCTATTAGGTCAGGCCCTAACCAGCTATCAGGTACATCTCTGTAATCCGTATGGATATGTATGCAGTCTTTCCGCTTAACCATTTTTTGGCACCACTCGTTAATAGGCGCATTTGGATTCTTCGGCGGATTATAAAGATAAATCATTTGAAATCCGCCTTGATTACCACGTACAAATGTGGCCTCAATATTGGCCAGTTCCGCTTCTCCTTCACCATCATCGAAGAATTCTGTCAGTTCATCTAAGACAACCAGTTTAATTGGCTTATCCTCGTCGATGATTCCCTTTGTATCGTCCACTCCATCAGAGCCAGAAAAATAAATGGTATTGCCATTCTTTTTATATGTTATCTCCATCGGCGATTTTCCGATTTTAAACATCTTTTTGCTAACCCCAAGTCGACTGATTCCACGAATCATTTCCTTATATACCGTTTTACGCAACTTATTGTGGTGCTTGCGTAAGACTACACAGGATGTGTTTGCTTCATCCATAATCCTAAAATCAGTCGCAATACTAACATAGCTGGATTTTGTTCCGGCACGGCCTGATGTAAGGATTATGTGACGGTGCTTTCGATCATTAAACAGCGGAAGATATTTAGAAATTATAACGTCTGATATCTTAACTTGTTTCTTTTGGTGCATCATTAATAATCTCCACCCCGTTCTCTCCGTCATCATCATGTCTCTCTCGTGTGAGCCTTTCGGTCTGAGCTTTAAGCAGCTTAAGACGAGCGTCATCAAAATTAAACTTATGCAATGTTTCAATAGCTCTTTGCTGTTTAGCCTGCACCCTAGTAAGTGCCTCTTCAATGACTTGTATCAATTGAATATTATCATTACATTCTTCCTGCGCTCTTATCTCATTTATTCTTTTCAACATCCTATATTCTCTAACTGTCAAGAGTTTTATTTCCTGCATAAGCAGCTGCTTTTTATTTGGCTGTATCACATCCAGCAACTGGTGCTCCTCTTGATTTAAACCATCAAAAAAGAGAGTCTCAAACTCTCCCGTCTTAACAGCATTTTTATTTCCAGGCGGCCCTGTTCCACCATGCCCAATAGCATTTTTATTCCCTGGCTGACCGCCTCTTCTTCTTTGCGAGCATCCAATAGCCTTTTCCGAATGTTCAAACTCCCACTTATACGTGCTCTTCCAACGCCGGATAGTCCCTTCCGACAGATTTAGTTGACTTGCAATCTCAACTAATTTCTTGCCATTCAAAAACATATCTTTTGCCTGGCTTGCTCTCTCATCTGGTTTTCTTGGCATCTATCACCACCTCTCAATCGTTTCGTTTTCTTGACTGTAAAAAGAGACAGCCAAAGCTGCCTCTCATAATATCTTTTCATTTTTCAATCTCAACATCTAAGGCTGCAGATATTCTTTTTAAAATCATAAGTAAATTAATTACCATAAGTAAAGAAAAATAATAAATAAGTACGCTTTGAATCAATGTATATTCCGCCACAAAAACATTGATCAAACATAGCACTAGTAATAGTATGCTAATAAGAATTTCAAACATTATAGTATAATATGTTTCTTTTAAAGCATCTTTAATAGTATCCGCTTCATTCGCCGAATATTTTTTATTTGCCTTTACCTTTTCTTTCATATCCATAACTACAGTCAACAAAGTAAATAACATAGCTGTTAAAATAGATATGATTATTGTTATAAGATTCAATATATCACCATTAATCACTTTATTCTTTGCAATACAAATAGCTATTAAAAAAGGCAGTATTATATACATAAATACTGGTACAAATAATAATTTCCCTTGTGGATTTCTAAAACAGTTTACATGATTTATAACAATATCTTTTATGGACAAATATTTTATCTTTAATACACAGCGAATAAAAAGCACCATCACCAGTAAAATGCATAATACTCCATTAGAGCTTGTAATAAAAGCTACCAATTGCTTCATTTTATCATCTCTTTCATACAACACCCATTCCATGCAAATAATCTGTAGCTGTCCTTTTCATTTCATCCTTAAGAATCAAATACGATGGATGTCCTTTATTTACACCAGCAGTTTCTGTTATATCTTCAACAATTACGATCGAATCTATATTTGACATATTAATAGTCTTATTTGTCTTTCCTTTTGTAAAATTGAATTTCAACACATCATAATCAAAATCCGGAATCTCAACAATACTTGTATATATTCTCTGGCTTCTCAATGTTTCCCTTATTTTATCAGCTCCTTTATCCAAAAATCCTAATGGGTTATGAATTATTCTCTCCTCATACACATTATCCTCCGGTTTTTTAGAAATTCCATTTCTTTCTGAAACATCATTTGGTATCCCATATTTAATCATTTTAATTTCTTTTAAAAATCCATCTCTTAAATATCTCTCAATATATTCAACAGGTGCTATTGTCCCCATTGTAAAGCTCAAATCCGGGTAAAGATTCTGCATATATTTTTTTAATCTTTTCTCAAAGCTGCCTTTCATTCCATAGCGGCCTTCTGTTTGAAAAATAATGATGCCTTTCTTGGTATTTCCATGAGGAGTTGCTACATAAAACGCGAACGGTATTACCTCAGCCTCATCTATTGTTTTATTATGTGTAACTTTTTTGGTTTTTCTATTAACCAATTCTGATTCTGTTCCATATTCACCGGTCTTCACAACCCCTGAAATATATGAATACATCTTTTGTCCGTTTTCATTATAGATTTCATCTCTCTCAATTCTTTCTACTTTAAAAACTGTTTCATTATAATTGTCAGTATCAAATTGTTGTTGACTGCTATGTAAAAACAAATCCATTATATCTAAAAAATCAACTCTACTATTAACAGTATTCAATCTTTTCTTTTTACGCCGAGTTTGATATATCTCTAATCCATATACTGCCAATCCTATCTTATTCATTTGTTAACCCTCCAATACATTGAATATGTTACCATTTTAAGCCATTTACTGACCTATTTCAACAATTCCATGTAAAGAAGTTATATTTCCATAATAGAACATATGTTCGCATTTGTCTATAGAACTATTATCTAAAAAATACCCTACAATTTTGTAAGGTATTTTTAAATAAAATGTATTGGGGGAGTATCGCCTTACGGCGAAACGGAACATCCGGAATCGGACCGGAACCCAGGGCGTGACCCTGCCCATCTACCATTGATGGTATATTCCACATATAGCACCGCTACGGCGGTGCTGTTATCCCAGACCTGGGACATTGCAGCTTAAAGTATATACACTGCTGACTTATGCCGGTATGTGCCCTGCAGCGTTGCCCCGTTATAGTATACAAACCCGTCTTATGAGAGATTACAATATCGGCAAATCAGCCACCGGGCCATAACACCCGGCAGACGAACAACAAGAGGAGGATAGTCAACATCCAAAGGAGCCGTTTGCTTTCGCCCACTGGCTCTATGATAATAATATCACTTATTTTTGCTAATTGTGCTAATCTTTTAGATACTGGTTGATAATCTGTGGTATCCTTCCCCTACTATATCCAAGTTCATCTGCTATCTCATGCTGTTTTCTTCCATCAATGTATGCCATCTCAAATATCTGCCGTGCATCACTATCCGGAATTTCTGCTATGTACTGCTCAATCTCTATTACCGCCGACCTGATCTGCTCCTGTCTCTCCTTCCTGATCCGCAACCTCCGCTCAATCTCATCAGCCTCTTTCGGTTCATCCATCTGGACTGATGACCTTACCTCAATATAGGGAAAGTCATGGCTGGAGCCTACCACCTTCCCCATAACAGTAGGAACCTGTGTCGCACGGTCATACAGCCTGTCTATCGCCTTGTCATTCAGTATCTGCTCGTTCAACAACGCTCTGTACTGTCTCAATGTTTTCTTGTCCACTGGTATTGCCTCCCTCCGTCGCTTACACCATGTTTCCTTAATTCTGGTGTAAACTGTTAACACGTGTATCCGTAAAAATCACTTTATCCATTTCTGGGAAATAAGTAACAGATTTGATTATCCTCCACCGCTTTACCCGGTTACTCCATATATGTCTTTCTATATAAATTTTCAATCCATCCACTTTTATGTACAATCGCCCAATTCCTCATTTTTTTAACATTTCCATAATGTCAATTTAGAAATCTCTTTCGCAAATCCAAGACTCTTTACCCTCATAAATCTCCCCGCCCATATCCTGATGATACTGAATCGGAAACTATATAGTCTCCACACTGTCTCGGCTTCTGTATTTATTACCTCTAACATTTACGGGGTTACGGCACCCCGTAATCCACTGCCACCAATACTCTGTTATCTCCCTTTTCTCTCATTTGTAGCTTATACAAACCTGCAGCCTCTACATGTAAGCCACTCGGCAAAATATTTCTCTATTATACCTTAAAGATATACACCATACGATGTAGTATTCCTGGATGATTAGTCTTATGCATCCGTACTGCCTGTTAATCATGATTTACGGCTATATCTATCTGACGGTGCTATTTCTATACTACCCGATTTCTACCTCCGATGTTTATATTCATAAGTCCACTATACTTTTTGTCTGCCTTTTTTCTCTTCACTGTAGATTTGATCATTTAACTTTTTACTCCTTAAATATTAATCTTCATCTATTGCATATTGCGTCAATAGCTGACAAGCGATTGTACAATCTTCCATTACCTCCATATCCATTCTTCCACGGTCAGGTCTTAGTTCGTCAAGATACACTCCATTGATACAGCTACACCCGATTTCTCTTTCTTGCTTAGCCCTGCGCTCGAAAACTTCTGGAAAATCGACACGTATTTTATTCCAATACCCCATACCTCCTTTCACACACCCAATACAATTATTATTGGGATATCCCATATCATACATAATTGGACGTCTCAATCCGAGATTATCCGCTATTCCGTGACATTCTGCTTTTGACAGACCATGTTCTATCAATGGAAACTCGTGATCGAAATCTGTCATAGCCTCTAAAACCCTATCAACCCTATTCTTTTCATTTATATCATACCCCCACACATAGGTATGATGTTCACAGTGTTTTTTTTCCCACTCTTTACGAACTTGCCTCTTAAGATACCGAGTGCATGGTGCCCCATAGGGTGTATTAACGCACTTTTTTTTGCTTATCACATCATCCACACCTTTATATTCAGTAGACTGTAAAATTTCAATTTCTCGTCCAAGAAGTTTTTCACAATCATGTAAGAATCTCAGGCTATCTGGATGCTGGTCAGGTATATGTGTATATATAATTTTATCTATATCTCTTGCAAGATAACATGCCACAAAAGATGACACACCACAGCTAAACCAACAAACTTTCATTTTTTAGGAGCCCGGTATACCCTTGCCCGGCCGGAGGCTGACTCCTTTCTTAACCTTCTGGTAAATCATATCTACAGTTTTTATTTTCTATCCTTTTACTTTATCCTACTGGACACAAAAATATACATATTAAGATTATACTACTTGTTCCACCGTATCTGCATCTCTATGTTTAGTTCTTCTTTTATGGTCTGTATGTAATCTTCCCACGTACAAAGATCGTCAACCATGCACTCTGCTTTTTGATCCATCCTGTCCAGATAACGCTGGCATCTTTTTTCACCGAACCCGAATTCATCATGGAGGACTGCAACTGTCAGTATGGAAAAAGTGTCCATTGTTATCTCTTTTATCTTTTCACTTGCCTTGTTCAAGTCCTTCCTGGACAGATTTAGGGAGATCCCGGTCAGGTTCCTGGACCTTATCTCCTTTTCAAGCTCCTCGATCCCCTTTTCTTTTGCTATCCTAAACGCATAAGCCATCCCCTCTGTCCTGGCCTGCATTTCTTTATTAAGGCTGCTCATATCATCCCTGCCTCCCGCATCCGCCGTATCTGCCGGTCGGTCTTCTCATCTATGTACTCCTGCACTGCCTCCTGTATATCCAGGAGATATTCTACTTGTTTTATCATGATACGGACATCCGCCATCTCTTCTGCCAGATGGTCTGTCGTAATACAGTCATCCTGATCATGTTTAGCTGCGGCGGCCACTAACTCGCCGCATTCCTCCATCAGTTTCCGGATCTGTCTCTCCGGGCCATAGGTATTGGCTATAGTCCTCAGCTTCTCCTCCTGGGAAGGGGCTGCTTTTACTGCCTCTTCTATCTTCTCTATATTTATCATGCTCATCCTGCCTCTGTTCTATCTATTTTCCATGTTTGATACGTCTTTTCCTTTTCTTGCTGCCGCAGAAGATGAACCTGTTCATGTTCCCGGCCTTTCCGTTTGTGTTCATCTGTATCCTTCCGCTGCTGTATATGTATCTCATGATCGGTCCTCCACTCCATCCTACTCTTTCCCTGGTTTCAATGGAAGCCTCCAGCACTGTTCACATTCATTCATGCAGTCCTTATCCATCAGCCGCTCTACTCCCATTTCACGTGCCAGCCACGGTATATCATATGGACAGAGCTGCTCTACGATCCGGATCCGCTCTGACTCCAGATACCTGTCCAATATCGTTAGCTCTGTATCCACATATCTCATCCCCGGTACCCGCAGCGCTCTGGGCGTACCTGCTTCATCATCTGTCTCTAACATCCCATCGGTCAGCATCCTGTCTATATGACTCTGTACAGAGGATGTGGACTTAAGTCCTACACCATCCCCTATTTCCTTACGGCTGGGCGGATACCCGTGCTCATAAAGGTACTGTCTGATAAATTCCAGCATCTCTCCCCGTGTTCTTTCTCCACGGGCCTTATTGTTTTCTTTAAATATCATAATATCCTCTCCCTCCTATTCCAATGGCAGTTCCATCTCAGAGGGGACCATTTCTGCCTTAATCTCCAAGCAGATATCCTGTACCGGACACTGTGCACATTTGCTCCGGTCCTGTTCACAGATTTCTTTCATAGTCCGGAACCCCTGCAAAACAGTTTCTCTATTTCTTTCCATTATGGCCTCCTCCCGGCAGCCTCTTACCGCCGTTAGCAGTAAGCAAGGCCGCTTCTAACTTGCCCATGTCGTAGTTGCGTGGCAAAAAGTTTGCAAAACGATTGTTTTTCTTCGCCCTGCCTGCTATCTCCGCAATAGTGGGCGCAAATTTATTTGTTATGATGTGCTTGTCGAGTGCCCGTCTTGCATCGCTATACTCAATATGCTGCATATAATTCCACCACAGTTTGACCGCCCTCTCATCCCCGGATATGCGCTCGTTAGGATATGCTGCATGTATCGCCGCAAGGATCACTGTAAATTCCTGCTTTGTCATCTCCTGCCTCCTCCGCAGCCAGAAAGGCCTTTAGGCCCGCCATCTGGTTATCAGTACCGGTATATGCCTTTTGTGGACTGTCATCTCTCTGGTTTCTCCAGCCCTTGTCCTGCTCCTTTGACAGCCAGCCGTTCACGAACCTAAGGATCCCTCTCTTGGTCTTTCGTCTACTTTGGTTGCTGTCGAGCCATGATCTCATTTTTCGGAGCTCCTGCATCACATCCACAGCAGGAAACAACTCCTTCCACTCAGCTATCTGGTCCTCAAATATCCAATACTCTGTTTTGTCGTTCAAGATAAGGCTGATCGCCTTCTTCCGGTCCGGTGCCGTTTCCGGCTCCAGGCATACAGTCTTTTCTATCCTTTTCTTATCTATACTATCCTTACCTATACTTACCTGGGTTACACACTGGTTGTCATCTGGTATACCAACCTGGATACCATTGGTTTTTTCCAGTGTATAAGCGCCATTTTCCTTGACTTTCAGCATAGATAATTCATCCTGATATACAGTAGGCGTGTACCTGTCTTTCCTCAGGTAATTGTTCATCCTCCAGTGCTTAATGACAAGGATCCCGTCCTCAAACCCTATGACAAAGCGCTTCATCAGGAGCAGCCTCAGGTCATCGTCTGAAGCCCCCACGAGCCGCTGTATCTTCCGGGCGTTGTTCAAAAAACCGTCATCATCCGCTCTCATGGACAAGTGGAAATACAGCGCCTGGGTGGATAAGGGCATGTCCAGGAACGCATCCGAGTCTATGATCACTTTTGAGAACATCCTCCTCTCAGCCATCCCTGCCTCCTTCCTCCACCAGGACCACCTCTATCCGCGGATCGTGCCTGTCCACATGGAACTCATCGGTAAATCCCCTGATATACTGCCACCCATCATTTTCTAATACCCGGCTGCTGACCAGTGCGTCCTGGATGAACTTGTGGGCCACAGCCGCGATGTTATCCAGGTCCCGGCGCCGGTCTGGCTCATAGAAGGCATAATGAATCGTGACAGGGGCTTTTACCCTGGCATGCCCCAGGTCTTTCCTGACAGCTTCTGACACGACTGCCTGCCATCTCTGTTTCATATCATTGCCGCAGCTGTGCCCCCGCCGGAAACTCCGCTCCGCCTTCAGGTACTCGTTCAGCCCCGGCAGCCTCCCTTTTATCACGAATCTGTGCTGCATACCCTGCCTCCCTTCTCCGGTTCTCAAAGGCCATGTCCATCATGTGGTTCTTTATGATGATGTCATGTACCCGGGAATCCTCCATATTCCTATACGTCTTATACTCCAGGGCGTCTATTGGATCTGATGGGATCGGACGATAATAGCCTGTATCACCACAGATGATACAGCCACCATTCTTATTCTCACGATTGATCATCCTGCGCAGATGCTGGTCCACTCTTTCCATATGTGGCTGTTTCCTATCCGGCCTGTGAACACCATTTTCATGACCGTCTCCGATCCTTATAAAGTAAGATTCTGCTAATTTATGTACTTCTTCTCTTGTCATTTGACCTCCTTTCTCCCCCGGCCATAGCCAGGGGCGGTCATGGCTTACAAAGTTACAAATTGTGATATATCATTCATCGTTTCCAGCATAGGCAAACGCGAATCCTCTGGTATTACAATACCGTATACATGGTACATCTGTGCGAATGCCTTCATGCCCCTTTTGTGGGCAGCGGAATGGTGTTCCCGGCACAGGCATATCTTCCGGCTGCATCTGTCATCCACAGACTTCCGGTCCCGCCCCATCCCTATGGCATCCACATGATGTATCTCCCCTTCCCTGCCGCACACAGCACATTTTCTGTGACGGATGCAGGCATACAGGTAGTCTCCCGCATCATCTGTCCGTTCCATGCCCGGCTCAGAAAGAGGGATGCCGTTCTCTATGGCATGATTCAGGATAGTGTTCAAGAACCCTCTCGCGGTGTCCATCGAACATCTGGAAAGGCTGAAATACTCCTCCCCGGTCCTTATGATATGCAGGTATTTCAGCCATTCCTTCTCCTCTTCCGGAAGATAGCCTGTAAAATCCGCGATATCCCGAATGGTCGCATAGGCTTTCCGCCGCTGAGCTGCTGTGATGTGACGACCGTCATCCAGCCGCAGCTCTCCACTTTCCACTCTCTTATGAGATAGGAGATACCCAAGCTTCATCCCAGGCAGGTGCACGAGCAGATCGGTCCCCTCTGTGTCCTCCCGGTATCCCCTGATCTGTACTTCCATCTTCATTTAGTCATCCCCGTACTTATTTTTGATGGCCTTCAGCATATGAGCTGCCTGCTCCCTGGTCAGGGTATCCCAGGATACATGGTTTAGAGCCAGCCAGTCTTCCAGTTTTAAGTTTGGATGAATATCTCCTAAAAGTCTTATCTGTTTTATCTGGGCATCCGTGGCTTTGTCACTGTCTGTCGTAGGGATGGCATTCTCAAATTTATTAAACTCCTCTTTCAGCCACAGGTTGAACCCCAGCCCGGTATGTATAGCCACACACTTCACGAAAGAGCGACACATGCTGTTCCAGACACGCTGCTGTGACATGGAATTGTCCTTTACGGGATTGGTACCGTTCATGACCGGGGACTGCATCCGGTATGTATTATCATCTATCACTACCTCGATCAATGTCTCGTAGCACCTGTTCGTTACCCCATTCTTGTCCGAAAATACGGTATCGGTCATCCTCAGGCTGCTGCCCGTCTTAGGGTCCGGTACCGGGATCCAGTATACTTTCTCTGCACCGTTCTCATGAAGAAGTTCGATGCACTTGGCCCAGTTCAGGTATAGTTTCCCCTCCCTGTCCTCGCAGTAAGGGCGGACGTCTATCTTCCGCATCTCTTCATATGCTTTCAACATCTCTTTTACCCCCTATAAGTTCTCTGTCCAAAAATACAGGTTATCCGAATCCCGGTCATATGTGATCCTGTCCAGGAAATCGTCCTTCGGATTATCCCCGTCGATCACTTTTACCCCACTGCTGTAGAGCATAGTCAGCAGCTTATTTATGATCCCGCAGATCTCCACATGGTTCTTGTCCGATGTGAGTAAATCGATGATATCGGCGCTGGTGTCACAGTCAGCGTCTATTCCGTAATTTACGTTCTGCATACTTGACATTTCCTCCTTACACCATCTATAATAGAGTTATTATAATTTTTCATTGCCCCTGTTTGCTTGCCGGCGTCAGGGACTTTTGCTTTTTACAAACTCTTAACTGCCAATCTCGTGCCGTTTCCAGTAAAGAAATTAAAATCATAAATATAACCATGTAGCAAAACAAAGCTTCAAAGGCACTGTATGGCTTCCAAAATCCTGATAAAATGGCCAACGCAGTACCAAAAGCAGCATCCCGGATTGTATTATAATGCATATTGCTTGTCCCTCCTCTTTACCGCCCTCAGGCGGTTCCTTTCCTTTCGTACTTCAGACCAGCCATTGCCAGGTCTATTTTTTCTGTAACGATCTCCCGGATTTTTTCTTCTGTCAGCTGGTCTGCCGTATAGTATTTCCCGTCTATACGGAAACGGGGCACCACTTCTATTTTCATGACACCACCTCTCTGATTATGATACGTGGGTATGCTTGTCTGGGTTCCTTGCTGCCATCTCATCGACTTCGCTTAACCATGTTCTGATAGATACTACCCGGTAGGTTTGTTGCAATCATTACAAAAACAGCAGTCAATTTCTACCTTACCTTCTTCTCATATTCCCATTGACTCAAACATATATTCGTAGTATATTTATTATATCGAACATAAGTTCGTATCATTGGCGTTTAAACAGATACTCCATATCATATTTTGGAAAAAAAACTTTATGGATTTTAGAAGCATCATCGAAATAAAAACCCTTTTTTGTCACACCATTAACAGTGTCGCTAACAGTTTGGTATCTGCAATCCAATAATTCTCCCATTTGAGCAAAAGTCACTTTTTCAGTTTTCATTGCCTCGAGAAGATTTAAATACATAAATTTTCACACCTCCATTTTAATTCGTAATTCCGAATTTAATAATTGAATTATATTCTTTATTCAGTATTTTGTCAATATAAAACATACCCTATTACGAATTTATTCGGTTTAACGAATATTTATCATTTACACAATCCCATTTTTCGTATATAATATAACTATACAGAAATGAGGTGAAAATACGTGGAAAAAGCTAAAATACTTGAACAGTTAATCAAAGCGCAGGGGTATAGTTTAAAGGCTTTTGCTGAAAAGTGTGGAATCCCCTATACCACTTTATATGGAATCTTAAAAAAAGGTGTGGGGCGTGCAAGTGTTGATAACGTTATACAAATATGTCAGAATCTTGGCATTACTGTTGAAGAGCTTGAAGAAATGGCTACTGGTGAGAAGCAAAAATGTGAACCGTCCTATGACGATGTGGAACGCCTCATTGCAAGAAATGGAAAGCAGATGTCAAAAGAGCAGAAATTACGTCTGATACAACTTTTGTCCGAAATAGTAGAATAATTCAGGAGGACAAAATGAGAAAAATTACATCAAAAAATCTTGGAAGTCTGTAAAGAATGCAGTATTAAAAATTATATCCTCTGTTCCGGGGAATGTCCGACGATACATTTTCAGATAAAATTCTAAAAGTCGTATTATGCAATGATAAAATATGCCCGCAGAGGATACACTTCTCTCTAATGCATGAACTGGGTCATTTCATATTAAGGCATATTGCTTTGGTATCTTAGTAAATTATTTCAAAGGAGGTTATCATGAAAAGCCAATGTAAGATTATTGCAATTGTGGAGTTGATTTTAGGTGTAATAGGCAGCTTTATCCTGGCCAAAAGCGCAGGGATCAATGTCTATGCAGGGGGGCGAAACTGGACCACGACCATTTTTACTTTTTTAATAGGTGTCGTAGTTTCCTATGTATTTTTTGTTGTTCTTTATTCAATTTCAGAAATAATGGACAATCAAGAATACATAATGAAGCAGTTGGAAAAGCATCAAGAAAATCCAGACGCCTCTTCACCCGCCCCACCTACAAAGATTTCTCGTTCCAACAGTTCTGCATCCCTGTTAGGAGAGACCAAGTCAGGACCTACAGACGAAGAAGGATGGTTGTGTCCTAAATGCGGCAGATTAAATCAAAATAGTGCTTCTGTATGTAGCTGCGGAAAGCATAGATTTTAAAGCTCAAAAAAAACATGTATCTATGTCTACTCGTTTAATCCGCTTCGGCGTATTAATAAATATTATAATGTACTGGGGGAAAACTTATGAAGAAAAAGATGGCAGCACTATTACTTGCAATGTCAATGTCCTTGACATTCACATCATGTGGAATCAGTGAAGCTGATTATAACTCAGCTAAAGAGAAAAACAGCACACTGGAATCTCAATTAGAGGATTCAAAAGATGAACTTGAAAAATCAAAATCTGACCTTATTGCATTGCAGTCTGATTATGACTCATTAAAATCAGATTTTGATAAGTACAAGGAGAAAATGAAGCCATTTGAAGAAATGGAAGCGGCCGAAGCTGAACAGAAAAAGGCTGAAGCTGAAGCAGTTCAAAAGGAAACACAAAATCAAACTGCCGCTAATGATGCCGTAAATAAAATATGGGACTTTGCTAATGGTACACTGGTATCCGGAGCTACTAGAGAACTATATAATGACGCCTTAGCCAAGGTTAATGCTTTAACTGATGAAACCAAAAAAAATGAACTTATGCAGGCAGTTCAAGCAGCTGATGCCTCATTATCCGCGCAGGAACAGGCCGCTGCTGAGGAGGAGGCACAAGGTTACGAAACCGGTATCTCGTATGACCAGTTAGCCAGAACTCCTGATGATTATCTTTCAAAAAAAGTCAAATTTTCAGGTAAAGTAATTCAAGTTATGGAAGGTGATACCAGTACCCAGATCCGCCTAGCGGTCAACGATGATTATGATACCGTTCTACTTGCAGAATATTCAAAAAGCATAGTTTCCTCCAGGATATTAGAAGATGACCATATAACAATATATGGAACTTCTGTTGGTACAATCAGCTATAAATCAACTTTAGGAGGAACCATTACCATCCCTGGAGTATATGTTGACAAAATTGACCAATGATCCCGTTATTAACAGTATAAATTAAGGAGGAAATCTTTATGGCTAAAGGAGGAAAAAAGAAAGGGAGCTGTCTTAAAACATTACTTATAATCGTCCTTGCATTCGTAGTAATAGGAGGAATTGGTTCCGCAATTGGCGGTGACAAAGACAAAGCCCAAAATACAACCAAGAAAACTGCAGCATCAACGGAAAAGACTGAAGAACAAGATAAATCCACTGAACCCAAAGAAGAACAGGCTGCTCCAGATAATTCCGAAGATGATCAGGTCCCCAAGGAATACAAATCTGCACTTAATAAAGCAAACAGCTATAGCGAAACCATGCATATGTCCAAAGCAGGGCTTTATAACCAGCTTACATCTGAGTATGGTGAACAGTTTTCTGCAGAAGCAGCGCAGTATGCGATCGACAATGTGCAGGCTGACTGGAATTCAAACGCATTGGAAAAAGCAAAAGATTACAGCGATACAATGTATATGTCTAAAATGGGAATTTATAACCAGCTTATTTCCGAATACGGAGAACAATTTACTGCCGAAGAAGCTCAATATGCGATAGATCATGTGGAAGTTGATTGGAATGCAAACGCGTTAAAAAAGGCCAAGGATTATCAAGATACAATGGATATGTCCCCAGAAGCAATTCGGGACCAGCTTGTTTCCGAATATGGTGAACAATTTACTGCCGAAGAAGCCGAATACGCCATAGCAAATCTTAGTTAATACATAATTACATAAAACCAGCCTCTGCTCTAACAGGCAGAGGCTGAATCAAAATAATATATTTACCCAGGCCGCCGAGGGACGTGCTCCCACAAAAGGGGTGGTGCTTATGACTATAAGGAATTTATGGTCATCTTTACCGCTGGCATTTTGCTGGCAGCAATTCTGACTTATGTGCATAGAAAATAGCCGTCCTGCGCTGGAATGCGTTTAAAAATTGCTTTCGGCAAGCTGTGCGTCACAGTTTATGCTTATTGAGTTCTGCTATTTTTTAGCTCAAAACTTCGCCGGGACGGGTGACATGCACTCATCTTTCGGCTGTAAAACCGCCACAGGGATGGCACCTTGGCAACAATATATTTACCCAGGGAACCGAAGAGGGTGCATACACCAGCTGCCAATTCTTTACGGAAAGGAGCTGGTCGCGAATGGTTACATATGACGAATTATTCACTTTTGTAACAATGCTTTGTGCGGTCGTTACTCTTGTTGTTACTCTTACACAACACAAAAAGTAGCGCCCTCGTCCTGGTAAGATAAGGCGCTACTTTTAGCAAATTACTCTACCGGCAGCTGGACATCACCCAGCTTTCGGTTCTCTTGTTAAGTATATTATAGCAAAATATGCTGAAATGTCAAATAGAAAAAACGCCCCAGTGCTACCAACACCAGGGCGACCGATACATCCGGAGATGCATACATATTACATAAGCAATAATATTGTATCATCTCCGGAGCAGCCATGCAAGCGGAACAAAAGTTCGCTGGCTGTTATTTTTGTACCCCAAAATCAATATGATATATAAGAGGTGATAAAATAATGTCCGAAAATGATACAAAACAACTGCAGACCGGCGCCCTCTACATCCGCGTCAGTACCGCAGATCAGGCAGAACTGTCCCCGGACGCGCAGAAACGTCTCCTTCTGGATTATGCTAAAAAGAACAACATTATCATATCCAATGATTTTATATACATGGAAAGTGTTTCCGGCCGCCGAGCCCAGAAGAGGCCAGAGTTTCAGAAGATGATTGCCACTGCCAAACAGGAAAGCCACCCCATTGACGTCATTTTAGTATGGAAATACAGCCGTTTTGCCAGAAACCAGGAAGAATCCATTGTCTACAAAAGTATGCTGAAAAAGGATGGTGTAGAGGTTATCAGTGTTTCCGAGCCGCTCATAGATGGCCCATTCGGAACACTCATAGAAAGGATCATTGAATGGATGGATGAATACTATTCCATCCGTTTATCCGGCGAAGTTCTCCGTGGTATGAAGGAAAAAGCCTTAAAGAATGGATATCAGGCCACTCCATGCCTTGGATATGACGCCGTGGGAAGCGGACAGCCATTCGTCATTAACGAAGAAGAATACCGAATCATAGATTACATTATGGATCAGTACGACCATTACAATGTTGACGCCACGGCAATCGCCAGAAAATGCAATGACCTGGGATATCGGACCAAGAGAGGAAATCCCTTTGAACGAAGGAACATTGACTTTATTTTAAGAAACCCTTTTTATACCGGGACTGTGGTCTGGAATGGGACGGAATTTGAAGGTGCCCACGAATCACGTCTCTCAAAAGAACGCTATGAAGAGCGCATCAGGCTCATGAACGCCCGCAAACGCCCTGCAAAGCACCGAAATGTATCTACCTGCAAGCATTGGCTGTCCGGTCTGCTAAAGTGCTCTATTTGCGGTTCTACCCTCTCCTACACCGGCAATCAGACCTGTCCCTACTTTCAGTGCTGGAAATATGCCAAAGGATTCCATAATACATCTGTCAGTCTTTCTGTGAAGAAAGCAGAAGAGGCTGTATTAGAATATTTTAAAAAGATACTGGACGGCGCAGATTTTTCTTATGTATACAAAGGGGAGGCTCCCTCTGAAAAGGACATTTCCCAAATAGAATCCCTGCAGCAAGAGCTGGAACACATTGCTGTGAAAGAGCAGCGCGTCCGTGCCGCTTATGAAAATGAAATTGACACTCTGGAGGAATACCGTGAAAACCGCCGGCGGCTGAGCATACAAAGAGAAGAATTGTCAAATGAAATATACCGGCTGGAATCTCAGCAAAACAATATTGAACCCTCACCACAAGACGTATTAAAAGAAATCCAAACTGTTTACGATATCATTCAGAATTCGGATATCACCTACGAGACAAAGGGTATGTTTATCCGTACAGTGCTAGATCAAATTATCTACGACAAGGAATCCGGCTGCCTGTATTTTGATATCATCATTTCCTAGACAATTGGATACTATCCAAATCTTCATATTTCCGTAATACTTTATTTTTGTCAAAAAGCCTGAAATCCCGCTGTTTATGCGGGCTTCAGGCACAATTATAGGTTACTGCACTCCGGTGGACCTGATGGAGAAATCGCCGCTTCTATGCGTTATCTGTCACAACGTTTCGCAATGCCTAACCGCATCGCCATGGGTACCCTGAATGATATAGGTATATCGTTACCGCTTTGCCCCCTTTTACATTTCCACCAACATGTCATTATTCATATTTTTCTTAACAAGACACACATCCAGGACTTCTGTAGTATAATTTTCCCGTTTGCCACTGGTTTGTATCCGCATTTTTATCCCAAACGGCAAATCTTTCAGCCATACACAAACAATCTGTCCAGGATACACGACAGCTTTATCAAGTATTTCTCGGTAAAGGACATCTTCCTTCTCCTGAAAACGCAAGATATCATTGATCGTTTTTATGTATTTTTCCGGACACTTACTTTCTTTCTCCTCAATTTCCTTCTCCTTTTCTATTTTTAGCAGCCTTCTTTCCAGTCTTTTGATCTGCCCGTCGTACCAATCTTTCTGTTCAGCCAATTCTTGGGCATTTAAGATTCCCTCCAACGCCAAATCCACACATTTTTTCTTTTTGGACTGAATTTCTCCTATCCTTTTCTCAATAAAAGAGTCATCGTACGTGTATAGCTCTGTCCGTTTCAGCCTTTTAATACTCTGTAAAAGTTCTGCCGCTATAGTATCCTTTTCAATCTTTACCTGCTTTACCGCATAAGACACACAAGCGCGCAGCGCCAAGTCACTGACTGCTGTGTTTTGGCAGCAGGAATTACCATGATTTGCATGATTATAGCATCTCCAGCTTTTGTAGATACTTCCATCGCTGCGTTTTTTTGTACGGATCACGAAACTTCCTCCGCATTCCCCGCATTTTACTTTTCCACTGCACCAGTAATGACTGCATTGCCCAGCAACTTTTTGCTGCGATGAGGATCTTACTTTCAGCTCTTTCTGTGTTCTGTCCCACAGTTCCCTGTCAATGACCGGTGTGTGATGGTTTTTTAAATAAACCATTTCCTCCTCCCCCTCATTTCTTTTTTTTCTGTGGGACAAGAAATCCGGGGTGATTGTTTTTTTCTGGCACAGATCCCCCGCGTACTTCTCGTTTTTCAGAACTTTTAAAATCATAGTATTAGACCATCTCTCTCCCTGTTTAGGCGGTATCCCCTCCTCCGTAAGCTCTCTGGCAATAACATGCGTGCCTTTTTGTTCATTTGTATATTTGTGGAATATGGCTTTGACGATTCCTGCCTCCTCCTCATTGACAAATAAATTGCCCGCCTTCACCGTATACCCAAGCAGGTCCCTGCCAAATACCACTCCCTGTTCCATCCTGCGTTTCTGTCCCCATTTCACACGTTCCGATGTCTTTCTGCTCTCATCCTGGGCAAGGGTTGCCATGATAGACAGACGTAGTTCTCCATCTCCATCCATGGTATCAATATTATCAATGGTAAAAATAACGCGGACTCCATTTTTCTTCAGTTTTCTTATATAAGAAAGAGTATCCACCGTGTTTCTGGCAAATCTTGATACTTCTTTTGTAAGGATTAAATCTATTTTTCCTGCCATGGCATCCTGAATCATCCGGTTAAACCCTCTTCGGTTTGCAGTCTGGGTTCCGCTGATACCTTCATCATAATAAATACCGGTCAATTCCCACTCTTCGTGCTGACGGATGTAATCAGAAAAATACTCCCGCTGGCTTATGAGGGAATTGACCTGATCATCCTTCTCTGTGGATACTCTTCCGTACGCAGCTGCCCTTACTTTCTTTTTCATCCGGAAAGCCTCCAAACTTATCATATAAAATATATGACCCGGAAAATGATTCCGGCAGCCATATGATTTCATGGTTCCAGTTCATTCAGCAGCTGACTGAGCTGCTCATCTGTCAGCAGGCCGCTTCCATGAAGCTCTTTACAGATTCCCCGTTTTAACTGCCTGCAAAAATGCATCTGTTGTTTTGGCGTCAGCACAATATTCTCCATATCATTCTGCTGCATACAGATATCCTTCTCATTATAATTTCCCAC